ACCTAAACTTAACTTAGTTAATGAATCAAAAGTACTAAGTGAAGGGTTACAATACCATATCAACAATAACCTACCAATCGTCGAAAACGTATATAGGATCTATTCTAACGAATTCTTCAACATTTACAATGAAGTACGTCAGTTAGTAGAAGATAATGTCTTAGAAGTCTCAGGAATTGATTTGGACCTAATTAAAACCGATATCGGAGAAACAGGACTTTATGAAGGAGAAGAGGTTTATTTAGACATTCCATTTATAGAAAATCAAGATGAACATTTACTTGAGGCCAAACATAGGGGAAAGAATGTTAAGTTAAACAAACCTTTCAGAACACCAGGTGGACCTAAGAAATTTGCGGTATATGTTAAAACACCAAAAGGTACAATTAAGAAAGTAACATTTGGTGACCCTAAAATGAAAATAAGAAATAATAATAAGGCTGCCGCTAAATCCTTCAGAGCACGACATAAGTGTAGTGAGAAGAAAGACCGTACTAAATCGGGGTATTGGAGTTGTAATATTGTACGATACCGTAAAGCGTTAGGTATAAAGTCTTCAAATCCTTGGTAATATGAAACTACTTGATCTTATTGAATACGATTATCTAAGTCCGCCTGATTATCCCGAACCCGAAAGAGAAGGTTTCAGGAATGACGAGTTAGATGATATTGAAAATATCTTTGATTTTATTGGTCGTGATAATAAATGGGGGTGGACAGTTGTCCAACTGAAGAACACTGAAACATTTTTTGTGTGTATCGATGATGAGTTAGAGGATGATTATTATTATGGAGAGTATTACTCAGAAGAATATGATACAGATAATGATGAATTAGTACCCTTAAGTTATGAGGTGTATTGTTCTCATAGATATCAAGTAGGTGAGATATCGAAAGACTTTGACAGTTATGAAGATGGTAAAGGACCACTTAAAGTAACAAACAACTCACTAAGGGAAATGTATGTTTATGACAAAGATATGTACTTAGCGATTGTATCAATAATTAAAAAACATAACTCTAAGAAAATTCCCCATGGAAAACGTAGATAGAATTATTGAAATGGCATGGGAAGATAGAACCCCCTTTGATGCAATAGAATTTCAATTTGGTGTCAAAGAGAATGAAGTTCGTAAAATAATGAGAACTCATATGAAAGACTCCTCATTTAAGATGTGGAGAAAAAGAGTTAAAGGTAGAAAAACAAAACATCAAAAACTTTCCGAATCTACTCGGTTTAAATCTAAAAACCAAAAACTGTGAAAAAGACCCTACCTTTTAGAGAAGTACTTTCGGATAATTACAGTACAAGGATATTTTCTGAGAACTTAAATGAATCGGAATTAAAGTGGCACTTTGATAATGAGTACAGGGAAGTTACTTTTTTACATGAAACTGATTGGAAATTCCAAATGGATAATGAATTACCCATAGAAATTACAAAAGATCTCAAGATTATAATACCTGAGGGTCAATACCATAGAATATTGAAAGGTACGGGTGATTTAAGAGTTAGAGTTAGAAAAATTAATAAAACTCGACTTCTACCCCACACTCATGAAGTAAAGCAATAGAACGTTCTTGGTTCTCTTTCCACTTACTTAAATTTTTAGTCGTACAATGTTCCTTACAAACTATTTTTATTACTCCCGATTGTACTAAACCACGTGCACAATCCATACACGGTAACCCTGAAGTGAGATATGCGGTCGATTTCTTTAAGGATACTCCAATTCTTGCCGCATTATATATTGCATTTCTTTCTGCATGTTCAAACCAATAATATTTTTCGGGTCTTTCTTGTCTCGAAACTTTATTGTCATTTAGACCTCTTGGAAATGAATTATAACCCGTACTAAGGATTTCTTTATCTTCTCCGACTATTACACAACCTATCTGTGTCTTAATGTCTTTAGATTTCTCCTTTACTTGTTCCGCAATATTAATAAAATATTCTTTCCATACCATATGATATAGTATACGAAAAATAGAGCATAAAAAAAAGGGGACAATGTCCCCTTTCTTAGTTTTTAGAATAATTTTAAGAAATATTATCTTAAAGTATCTAAGTTGAATGTTTGTAAACCTTTTACATTGATCACACCAAAGTATCTGTTGTTGACCATTTTCTTAGCGTATCTGGTCATGATACCTTTGATCGGTGTAAAGTTGAATGGGTTATACATTGTAGGAGTAAGTTGTAATGGTACGTAAGGTGCGTAAATGTACCCTGCGTCTAACAACGACTTACCTTTATGTCCTACTAACACTTTCCCTGCTGGGAAGTAAGGATCTCTAAACACTTGGTATCTTCCTGCTAAAGTACCAACTTTCTCAATACCCATATTGTATTGATCTTGTTCTGCACCTGCATTAGATACGTGGAAGTACTCTAAGTCATCGAATACTGCTGAAACTTCAGAAGAAACAACGATCCAGTTAGCACCACCTCTAAGTGTAGTTTTATGGATTTGAGCCGATAATTGGTTAATTTTAGTAATTAACGTTTGGTTCCAATCCTTTTGAGTATAACCCTGTAGTGTTTTTCCAGCGTCTCCACCGTATTTCCACTCATTGTAGTCCCACTTTAAGTTCCAAGCCGCTCCTTTTCTTAAGTCTCTTAAGATCTCTCTATCAACCTCAGCCGCGATTTGCTCAGATAACAATGCAGTTAACTCAGCTTCAGCGTCGATGTTGTGGAAAGCAGACACGTCTTGTGCAAGTTCAGGAGACCAGCTAGCTCTTAATTTTCTTTCAGTTACAGAAACTGTTACTGATTCTAAATCAAAAGATACCTCACCGATAGCATCTTCAAATTCAAGAGAAGAATACTGTCTGTATGTAAGAGTAAAGTCAGTTGGTACATCACCTTGTCCAGCGTCTGCAAAACCTGTAGCTGCTGAATAACTTTGTAAGTCCACGTTTATGAAGATTTTACCGTCTTCGTCACAGATGTCAGGGAATTGACCCGTAATACCTGTTCCTTTTCCACCGTACTCAACAAGACCTTTACCGTACTTTTGAGTTACAATGTTAAATGGTAATGATTTACCACCTTTTATTACTTCTAATGAAGCCAAAAATTCTTCAGAATCCATTTCGTTTCCGTTAGGACCTGAGATCTTTCCTTGACCTGCTTTTGCAAATCCAGTAGCTGTGATAATTACACTTGGTCCGTCTGCTGCTAATGCAGTAGCGTCTTCAGTTGCAATACCTTCAGCGAAAGTAACAAAGTTATTAGCCGTTAGAGTGATTACATCGAATTCTCCTTTAGAGTAATCGAATAATCCTTCTTCAGCACCGTCACCTTCTTCATAGAATCTATCATAAAGGTTTCTTTGGTTTGCACCATAACCTTTAGTAGACGCATCAGCGTTCCCTGGCATACCGTATGGTTCGTTATGACTTTGAACAGTTCCTGCTACGTTTCTATCCTGAATTTTAGGTACAAAGTAGAACAATTTACCGATTGGTAAGTTCATTGCTTGTACAGATACAATGTCATTCGCTAACAATTTTGAGAATACTCTTCTAATGATCGGGAATACTACAGTTTCAAATGATCCAGATGAATCAGATACTGCAGCTTCGTTAATCAAGTGTGAAGCTTGGTTCTCATATAATTGGGCGATATTGTCTTTTTGGTGTCCTTCAAGTCCTTCTAAGAACCCGAGGTCATCCCATTTTTTGATGGTATCTTCTTTGATAACTCTCAGGTGTTTTAACCCGATGTTACCAACCATACCACTTTCTAATAATGCTCCCATTTTTAATTGAGTTTTAATTTAAGTTATTTATTATTTTATTTTTGACATTAAATCTTTCATTCTCTTGAACTGAGGACTTTCGTAAGCTTTTGTTTCTGAAAGTACTTCTTGAGATGAAGATGTTGTCGGGGTTGAAGCGATCTTATCGACTACAGTTTCTGTAATGTTCTTCGAAGAATCCAATTCTGTTTTAATTGTTTTGTATGTACTCTTCGATTCTGTTAAAGAAGTGACTGAGTCAAATCTCTTCAAAATGTTTAATTTCTCGTGACGAGTAGTAGAATGTTCTGTGAACAATCTCGTAGCGTACGCTAGATTAGCGTTAAACACAGCGACTTCATTAAGTTTCTCTTTAAATAAAATTAACGCCTTTTTATATTCAGTGTTTTGTTTCTTTAAAGTTTTAACTTCCTCGTTGATCGCACCTGACTTGTATTTAGTCTTACCTTTAATACCTGCCCTGTTTTGACCACCTTTATCACCGTGAACGTTTGAAGTTGTTCTTGCAGCTTCGTCTACGTCCTCTTCATGAGTTTCTTCCTCTTCAGAGACTTCTTCTTCAGATACCTCTTCTTCGGAAACTTCTTCAGCCACATCATCGTCACCCTCACCTTCGTGAGCGTCACCTTCTGTAACCTCTTCAGAGACTTCACCTTCGTCTACGTCATCTAACTCAATTTCGTATACAGTGTCATCACCTTCTGAAACCTCTTCTTCCGCTTCCATATCTTCTGATACTTCTTCTTCCACAGCTTCTTCAGCTACTTCTTCTTCAGTTTCTTCTGATACTTCTTCTTCCGCTTCCATGTCACCCTCACCCATTTCGTGAGCGTCACCTTCGTTTGTTTCATCGATGTCACCTTCTTCGCTATCAAGTTTAATAATGTATTCGTCGTCTCCGTCTTCTAATTCGACGTTATCACCGTCCTTCTTTACAACAATCCCATCCTCAGGTTTCATTGATTTGAATACCTTAAGAACTTCGTCGTCAGAAGCATCGGTCATATCTAAGACATCATCGTCACCTTCATCATCCATTGCTGATTCTTCTTCCTCATCTTCACTATCAATATCATCTATATCAAGTTCGTCTGATTCCGCAGAACCCTCATCTTCTAAATCAGGATCTTCTTCGTCTGATGGTTCGTCATTTATCGAAGCTTCGTCTTCATTCCCTTCCTCGTCATCAAATTGTTCCGAGATTGGTATATCTTGTTCGTCTTCTGTTATAGGAGTTTTGTTACCCTCAACTACCTCTTCTTCCATGGTTTCATTAAGCACATCGTTTAGTTCTTCCTTCATCGTGGAAGCAAGTATACCTTTTGCGTTTTGCTTAACTGCCTCTTCCAAGTCTTGGACTTGTAGCAATGCTTGTTCTAAAATGGATTTTTTCATTTGTTATAAAATTGTTTACTAATAAATACTTCGTAATTCAGAAAAAATAAGTTTAATGATGTTCGGATCAAAGAAAAATTAACTATCTTGACAGGAAATTGTCTAACTTACCCATTAACCTTGACATTTTTTCATCGACAACAGGTTGTTCTTCAATAGATTCTTCATATTGATCTCTATCTTCAATATCTTTAAAAACGTATGCCCCTGGTGTAGATGGAGATGAAACTAAGTCAAAACAAACCAATTCAAAGTCTCCTTGGACTATATTCTGTCCTTTTTCTGATTTTAGTGATCCTACTCCTCTTGAGGATATACCGAGAGTAACACCGTTCATAAGTAACATTGCGGCTTGGTCACCTTTAGTACTTACAATTCCTGATTTCTTCCAACCAGGGGATAAGAGTAGTTTTATCTTACCCATTAATATTTTACCGTCCCACCACGTTTCTTCAATTGTGTGGGAAACTCTATCTAAATCTATTAGTGATGATGAGGGGTGGTTTAGTTCATTTAGTGCAGAACCTTTACCAATAACATCCTGATATTTCTCTACTTCTCTCTTGAGAAGTTTTTCAGGATATATTCTACCATTCTTATTTGGTGTGTCGAATTTCTGTAAAACAGCGTAAAGAACGATATCTTCAGAGAAATCAATCCCCTTCATTTCTCGTATCACCTTTTTATTCTCCTCAGGAGATATATGACCTGCATCATACTCTATGAGAATTCCTTTACCTATTTCGTTTGGTCCTAGTACCTTCATGTATCTATAGTTTTATTACCTATAAATACATCAATATCTAAGTTATTTTTTCTTTTTGTTGAAATTAAATAATAATTCGTCGTTTAGACAAGTGTCAACTATCTCTCTTACTAAAGAATTTATGTCTTGTTTTAGTTGTTCACTTTTAATATTGATGTCTTTGAGGACGTATAAAGTAATCTCCAAATCCATAAAAGACCTTTTTTCTTTACTAATACCTTTTGTTCTTATATCTAAATCAACAATACTCTCAGGTCTAAAAATATCAAAACCTAAATTATATATTAGTTTTCTTACTTTGGTTCTCGAAAGTTTTACTATCGAATCATAATTAATATCAGAATCTTGTGGTTCTAACCACGAATTTAATTTCAGATATATTGTTTTTAAATCTCTATGGTTAATTGTACCATAACCTATTTTGACATCCCTGTAGTTTCCTAATGGGATAAATCTTCCTAATTTCATTTTTTTCCATCTTATCTCTTTTATGGTGTAATAAAATAATACGTAAAATTATTTATTATATCAAATTTTTCTAGTATATTTATTATATATTCTAGTATGTTAATAATAAAAGTAAATAAAGATAAAGGTGGAATTGAGTCGGCAATAAAAAGACTCAGAAAAAAGGTTAGACGAACAAAACAAATTAACAAATTAAGAGAAGGTAAACAATTCACAAAACCCTCTGTTAAAAAAAGACTTCAAAAACAAAAGGCAATCTACATTCAAAAAATTAGGACCGAAGAAGAGAAGTAAAAAAAAAGTGTCCGATGGGACACTTTAATTGTTTTAAATTAGATTGTTTGATAAATCCTCTAATCGAAATAGATTGTAACGGGTTACTCCCATTTCCCCTACCTCGTCTTTGACTTGCTTAGATTTCTCTGTGAAATCTTTCTCACCCTCACTAAGTGTATCTAACTTTTCATATACAGATTCCTTTAGTTCAGAAAATTTTTCTTGGATCTCTTTTCCACTTAAAGACATATAATCTTTCAATTTCTCCCTCTCATTTTCTGTTAACTGTTCATCATATGAAACGTTAAAGTTATTTACTAAAACTGAATTTAATAAGTTTTCATTCACTGACTTAAATGTAACATTTTCAATCGTCTTTGGAGTTGTAAGATGTTCTACAAGTTTTTTCTTTGCCAAGACTTTCTTTGATATGTTTGTTAAAGTATCAGGAATTAATAGAGTATCTAAGTGTTCATACAATTCATTTGGTTTACACTCAACATCCTTTAAATGTTCATTTATCGTCTTTAATAATCTTGTGTGGAACGTATCTGTCATCTTATCATATCTTGTATTTAATACTTTAGATATTTCATCCACATAAATTATTGCTGTTTCTTTATCTCCAAAAGACATTGTCTCTATCTCTTCATATAAAGAATATAATTCTTTAAGAGACTCATTTTCCATAATAGGTCTAAAAACCTTATTAAGGTGTTCTTTGAATTTATCATCACCGTAACTTTCGGTGAGTTTTATTAATATTTTGTTTTTAATTGTTCCGAATGTCTCCATAATTACTCGTTTATAATGTCTTTGAGTTTATTCTCTATCTCATAAATATTACGTTGTGCCTTCTCGGAATCAAAAAGATCATCAAATTCTAATTTTTCGTCTCCCAATTCACCTAATATTTTAGTCTTTTTTGTTTTTTGACCTTCACTTAAAGGTGCATCGTCTGGCGGTGGTGGCGAACTATCTCCACCTCCCGATAAAAAGTCATCACCTCCCCCACCATCTGCGGGTGCGGATTGACCTGAATCATCCATCGATTGTCTTTCTTCTTCAGGAATACCATATTTCTTATCTACCTCATCAAATATGCCCGTTCGTTTAATAATGTTCTGAGTAATACCTAATTCCGCACCCATCGCTCTTTCGAGTCGTTGTTGTTGTAAATCAAGAACTACATCATTATCACTCATACCAAGGATATTCTTTTTAGCCCAAGTATGTGAAACAGGTTGAATACCTATTTGTGATTGATCTGAAGTTGCATCTTTATATAGAGTTACTTTTTCTTTCCATTGTTCAATTCTTAAGAGATCAGATTGTGCCGATGGGTTAGTTAATGATAATGTAAAATTATCTAACTCATCTTCCAAACCTAATAGATATAAGTGTACTAATGCAATCTTATTAAGTTCTTGAATCAATGATTTTTGAATTCTATTGATTGTTCTCGCAAAACGAATGTCCATCAATGCGAGACTTTTACCTTCACCCACTATTTCTTCGAAACCTAAAAATGCCTTAGGTATTCTTAGTGCCGCTAATAATTTCTTTTGGATATATTCTATATCCGCAATCTCACCTAAATTTTGTGCTCCTGGTAGAGTTTCAATAGGTGATGTTTGTGAAGGATCCCTAACAGGTATAAAATAATCTTGGTCAACAGCCATTTGGTTATATCTCATATCAACCTGACCATTTTTTGGATCTACTATAGTATCTCTTTTGAACTTGTTTGCAATTCTTTGTACGTATGATTCAATATCTTTATCATCCATATTACCAACAAAGACTTTGAATACTCTTCTTTCAGGTGCTCTTGATGTTCTATATATTAACATCGCATCTTCCGCAAGAAGTAATTGTTTCCATATACGTCTAACCTTATCTAACATCGATGTACCATAAGGTAATTTTCTATCATCACCTAAAAGTCTAAAGTGTGCAACCTCCCAAGCTTGGAATTCCATGTCTTTGTTTTTCCATGTAAACCTAAGTTCTCTACTCGGTAGTTGAACACCTGAAGGTTGTTCTGACTTATGTACTTGTGATGCTGCCCCCTCTTGTCTTTCTATTTCTATGTTTGGTAGTTGTTGACAACCAATAACACCTTTACTTGGATCTATTTTTAAATAAACGAAGTTGTCACCGTACTTTGAAGTACCACGACACCACATTTGTAGATTTGTATTAATATCTAATATGTTATAAAATAAATCTTCTAAAATATTTTTTACTCTTTTAGATTCTGAATATATGGTTAAGATTTCACCTTTTTCTGAAAGTGTTGTTGACTCTTCAGAGTATATATCCAATGCCGCAGAAATCTCAGGTGTAAACTCCATTGATTCGTAATCGTAGTATGCTGCTAACCTATTTGGTTCATAGTATACTGATTGATTATAAAGTGACTGATCAAGTTTTGTCCACTTGTCAGATATGTATGCAGACTGTTGTTGTTGCAACATCTCCTTCTCATAATCCTCTCTACTATCTGTTTTAAGAATTTGATCTCTATCGAACTTATATTGTGGTGTAGTAGGTCTCTCTGCGGTAAACCCGAACACCTTTGTAAGTCTTTGATATACTGTTAGATTTTGTTTGGCCATATTAATAAATATTATACATTATAATATAAGAAAAAAATTTCAATTTTTAAACCTGTTTATTTCTACCCCCGAATAACCACATATATTCTTTGTATTGATCAAGACTTAAATTACCGTCACCATTAGGGTTCATAGGTATTGTTCCTTGGTCAGTTTTCATAGAACCAATTGCATCAAACGCGGTTCCATGGGAATAAAACGATTTCTTAGTCTCATATGTTCTTTCAGATAATACCCAAGAATCTAACATCGCTTTATTTGCGGTGTCGTTTCTCTTTAACTGAGTAAAACAAACATCACCCACATACATAGCAATCGCCATTGCCATTATTGCGTCATCATGAGCACCTTTCATGTGGTTAGGTCTACCGTTAATATAAACGAATGTGTTTAATTCATTAAGTAACCTTGAGGATCTGACAAGAAAACCGTGTCTAAGTCTCTCCTCAAAAGCGGCAACTATCTGTGTTCTTTTATTGTTAAAATTAATGCCAGGTATCTTTTCCTGTGCTTTTTTGTTATACTTCCAAATATCATTTGTGTTTACACCGTCAACATATTGGTCGTTATAACCCATCTCCTGTAATTTACGAGATGTTGCAATACCCATTCCACCTGTTATGTCAGTAGCAACAAACGCCTTATATAACGTACCCCACTTATAAACTATTGACGCTAAATCATCAGGGGGGATCTTACCAACATATTCTGCGACTTGTTCATTTTCATCAAAATCAATAACACATATTGATGATGAATCGGCACTATCACCTCGGGATACGTCAACACCCATAATATATCTGTGACCTTCAATAGGTTCTTTCCATAACCAAAAAGTGCCCTGCATATATTTTTCAATGGGGTCCTTGATCATAGTTTTTCTTATGATGTCCTGTACGGTGTTTGGGATAACACCATCACCAGACCCGAGGAAGTCACACTCCAATTCCTGTGCGATTTTTCTCTTATCATATTTGAATTTTTTTGCCATATTCTCAAACCAGTGAGAATAGGGTTTATATCCTTTTTCGAGTAAATCCTCATAACCCTTCCAACCTTGTTCTAAAATTATTTCGTCATCATTATATTGTTCTCTATTCAACATATAATGAATAATATCATCAACTCGTATCCACTTTAAATCACCAGCATAACGAGGATCTTTAAACCATCTTAAATCTGTAATTTTAAAGTCATTCATACCTCTTAGTGCTTGATCATAAACACCGTAGTATATCGGATCATGTCCGTTAGGTGTTGAAATTAAAATAACCTTACCACCCGTAGATAGAGATGCCATACACGCAGCCCAAAAGTCTTCTCCCGCTTCAATATATGCCGCTTCGTCAAATACAAGTACTGTTGGTGTATAACCACGTAATGCATCTGCGGATGTTGCGACGGCTTTAACCTCACAACCGTTATTCATTCTGTAACGACTTTCAGAGTTTTTATCTGCGGAGAAACCTACGTTAATCCACTCAGGCCACTGTTCTAAGAAACTTCTTACTTTGTTAGCCATCTCAATTGCGGTATCTCTCTTATTCGCAATAATAAGAATTCTTTCGGGATTGTCAGGTTTTGCTGTTTGTATTCTTTTAGATAACCATGCTGCGGTTACAGTTGATACACCTGCCTGTCTATATTTACGAGTAATATTTTCATTGTAATTATCGTAGTCCTCAAGTAATTGAACTTGGTCAGGAAACAGTTCTAATGGTACATATGTCTTTTTTGTGTTATCATATGTAGTCAAATACGTTTTTAGGGCATACGGAGTATCCTTCATGATCTTAGCGTACTCCTTTAACTGTATTAATTTATGTTTATCCATATCCTATAAATACAAAAAAAGTGGTCCTATGACCACTTTCCTATAATTCGTGTAGATTAGTTGTCGTCTTCGGGTCCTAAGGTTATTCCTAAAGATCCTAACAAACCACTTAACCCATCGTCATCGTCATTACCAATTTCTCGATTATATTCGTCCTCCTCATAATCTTCTCTTTTCAAATCTTCGATAATTTGATTAACCATTTTATTTACAATGTCTTTACCAAGTTCACTACCTCTAAGTATTTCTCTTGAAACTTTAAAGAATTCTTCTGTATTCAATGCGGAGAACCTTGAGAATAGGTAGTTTTGTATGTATCTTAAATCCTCATCAAATAATTTGTTTGGGTATGACTCGTAGAATTTTTCCCAAATAATAGGTCCTAATCTTAAATCCCAAATTTCAGAAGGTATAGTATCTGTTTTATTCATAACCATTTCTGCAGATCTTGGGTCATCAGGTAAACCTTGTGTACCTAAAATTTCCATTACACCTTTAATTAGTTCATGTACAAGTGCAGGAAAAAACACCGCCCTTGCCTTAACTGTTGGTGGATCTGTTTCCGTATCAACTTCTTCTTTACCCGCAAAACCACCTTGACCAAATTGACCTTCGATAACCCCATCGGGTAATAACCAATACATCAAATCATTTACAGACATTAATACACCATATTGGTTTACAATATTAGGGTTTCTATCAGTTAACTCATTTGCAACTAATTCAAACATGTAATGTCCTTTCTTCGATGCACCTTGTATAAGTGCGTTTATAAATCTTCTTTTTGCGGTCTCAGCATCAAATTTTTCCATTGCGGTGATAAACTCTTCCACATCATCTTCTGCACTTTCATTATCAACACCAAATTGTTGTTCTACTTCTTCCTCACTTGGGTCTTCACCTTGCATTTGAAAACCTTCAGGGTCAATACCACCCATTGGTACTATCTTGGCATCAAACTGTAATTGATCTTCAGGAAGTGCCATTTCTTTCTTTACTAATTCTACCGCTAAGTTTTCTAAGTATTCTTTATTCTCTACTTCAAAAGACATAACAGATCTTAGAGTGCCCATTAATGTTTGTTGTAAGGACATTAATGACCCTTGTGTACTTACATCACCTTCAAATCCTGTATATCTTTTTACCTTTTCTACAACGTCCTTAAATCTTTTAGACGCTAATAATTCCTCCCAATTAGAAGGTAAACCGTCTGGTTGTTCTTCAGGAAAAGATGGGTTATCTTTGAAGGGTGTTTCTTTATCTCTTAATTTATCCTCAATACCTTTTTCAATTCTTTCGGGATTGTCACCATAATCCATTGGTGCTTCCTTAATTTTTTTGATTGTTTCTAATAAGTTTTTTTTCGTTATCATTCTGCCGCTTGTTTTAAATTGATACCAATCGCGTCAAATGACAATACTTTAGGTAATCTTGCCTTTGGTTTTGGTTTATGTTTTGGTTTGAAAGGATTTTCTCTTCCTGGTTTACTTGGTTTCTCCCTTGTTGGTGTGTCTACATCAGGTTTAGAAGGTGCAGGTTGTTGTTCATCAACGTCGAACATACTCTGTGCATCAACTAAACTATCTGCCGTGTCAGATAATGACCCAATCAATTCGAAAATTTCTTTTTTAGTTGTTGTACCGTGATAGTATTTTTCATTTACTAACCCTTCAACCCATTCGTTAATTTCTTCTTGATCTTCTTCAACATTTTCTTGACACTCATCACAATCGTTTTCTTCATCAACGTCTGTTTGATCTTCTTCATAAGTTACAAAAGTTTTATTGTCATTCTTCGCCTTGTCTATGGCTTGATTATCATCTTTAGAGATGTTTAGGGTTTGTTCCGAAATGAGTCTTTCAGACAATTCAGTTAATTGTTTGTCATTCAAACCACTTAAAAGTTTATCTGATAAACCCTCATTTATAAGTTTATTTATAATTTGTTTTCTATTTTTCATACCCCTAAATTATATTTTAGTTCTTCGTTTATAAGGTTGTACCCTCTACTTTTTAATTTTTCTTTTACACTCTCTATTTTCTCTGAAAATTTGAAAGTGAGTCTATCTTCTTCACCTTCTTCATCAAATTTTTCCCATCCTAAAGATATGACCCCATCAACAGCATCGATTATACCAAAATAATCAGATTTCTGCACAAGGTCCAAATCAATGTTAGTGTTCTTTAAAACACCAACTAAATCGACATATTCTAAATCGGGGGATAGTGAATCGGGGTAAGAGGATGCGGGAATGTGGTACCACTCATCTATATCAAACTCAGTATGTTTACTGAAAATGAACTCATATTGTTTCTGTCCCTTATAGTCAGATCCAATTTCATTGATATAGATCAGTCTCATTTTATTCGAAATATTTGCTTATAGTCTCGTCAACGTGTTTGTTGATTTCCGACTTAAGCTCATCCAAATCTATTTCAGTTTCTATTTCGTTAGTATCACCTTCGTAAGTTTCCATTTCACCCACTTCTTCTTCGTGTTTAACACTTAAATCTGCGTAGTCTTCGATGGATTTCTCATCTTCAGGTAATTCTTCTTTTTGAATAGTGGGTTCGTCGTTAACAAAACTCTCAAGTTTATCCATGATTTCATCTACTTCTTCTTCGTCACCCTCTTCACCATCATTAGAAGGTAGTTCATCGTCTACAGATGGTAATTCATCACCACCGAAATCTTCGTCTTTTGGTTCGAATTTTTCCGCAATTTCTTCTCTATCATCTTCATCAAGTGAATCAAGATTTACCGCTGAAAGAACCATATTAATAACATATTTGATGTCGTCACTTTCCATTCTCTCTTTAACGTCTCTTAACGATTGTCCTAATTTTCCTGAGAATTTTTGTACTTCAGCCATATAGTCTGACCTTTTACCATCATCTTCACCACCCATTTCTTCATCACCTTCGATACCCGCATCTGCAGGTGGTAAATCGTCAACAGGAGCCTCTTCAGGTTCAGGACCAATTTCAGGTTCCGCAACAGGTGCAGGAATATCTTCTATTGGTGCCTCGGGTGCTACCGATTCCGCAGGTTTACTTTTGGATTTTAAAACGTACTTTTTCGCTTCATTGAGTGATTCTTGACCACTAATCAATTCCAATCTTTTAAACGCTTCTGCGTATGATTTAAAACGATTTTTATTCTTCATGAAAATACCACCGATATAATCTAAGGTACTTTCATTAAGTCCTTTCTTTACGTAGTATCCATCTTTCTCTCTTACGATACCATATGTACCGTTATTTGATTCTTTTGAGAATTCAATAGAGGAGTTTTTATTTTCGGTGACAGAATTTTTAGTTGACCTACCGTAGTTGGCGATCTCCATAATTCTTTTTAATTTATCGTCACCAGATAATTTTTCACTACCTAATGGTTTAAGATCTGACATATTATAAATATTAGTTAATAACTTATTCTTATTCTATAAATACTACAATATCGAGAAAAAAATATCGTTTATTGTTGTGCTATAGATAATTTCTTATCAGTGGTTTTAGTTTGGATGTCTAATAACTTGCCTATGTATCCATTTCTCCTTAATAATTTGAATGCGAGATTTTCATAGGAAAACTCTCCCCCTTTATCTAAACCACTCTGTCTAAACTTTTTTAACTTCTTTTTAGTCTTAAGGATATCGTCACTTACATCCTCTCCTTTAGAGAAGTTTTCTTCTATTTCATCGATTTTATCTTCGAAAATTGATGCCTTTTTTATGATCATACTCTTATCAATAGATTGTATTGTCTGTTTAGGTTCAACAATCCAATTATCATTCAATACAGAATATATACCCGAAGCGGTATGTTTTTCATTTACGTCTTGAACATAAATTTCACAATCAAAACCTTTTATTAAAATTTCGTGTTGTTTGTTCCACAAACTTCTTTTACTATTAAAGAAACCCTTTAATAAGTCTAAATTGTACTCTGTCTCGTTGTAGTCAATTA